GCATAAAGCTCCGCAAGCGCGGTTTTGGCTTTTGGGAATTCGGACTCTGGAAAACTTGAACTAAGGATATGCGTCTCGCGGGAAACGATTGTTTCGTTTAACCGCCGCAAGAAATAGCCGGTAAAATCTGTATTCCGCATGAGGCGGTCGATGGATTCCAGGTCGCGCTGGGCGCGGTATTTTTCGTCGTGCGTCATAGTGGTAGCAGGACATGGAATCGAACCATGAACTTCTCGTTATGAGCGAGACGAGATACCATTTCTCTATCCTGCAGTTTGGAGGTTGCAAAAATCATTGGAGGGTTGGGGAACCAGGCGCGGGTTGAGGAGCCAATAACGCGGGATCAAGCGGCTCGATGAGTGAATCGGGCTGCGGCACCTTGAGGCTCTTGAGGCGGGCGCGCGCATACGGCGCGGTGCGTTCCTGAAGCGGCAGCGGGCGGGCGTAGAAATTGTTAATCACGCCATCGGCAATGTTGCCGGCTTCCAAAATCTGCCGGTCGCGGGCTTGGGTGATCGAGAGGCGGATATTGAGCGAGAGGTCGCGCACATCGTCGGGCGTGAGTTCCAAGATTTCCTGCGCACTGCCATTGAAATAAGTAAAAACCTGGCGCTCGTTGAGATTCGTGAATGCGACATCAACAACGGACTGCAACGACTCGTGGAGCGACGGGTAAAGCCGCAAAAGAAACATATCAAACATCTCCGCGCCGCTGTCGCGCACTTCATTGATGCCGGTGGCAGTATCCGCCGTGGGAAGGCCGGAGATTTGCTGATCCGCTCCGTTGACTACGCCGCTCTTGATTTGCATGAATTGCATGAAGAGTTCCATGAGCTCGCGCAACCCTTGGCCCTTGGGTTCCGGCAATGACACATAGGACAGAGCTTCTTCGGCTTTCATTCCTTCCCGTAGCGTGTAGGTGCGCCCGTGGTTGAGCTTGAGCGCCGGATCGCGCTGACCCTCAAGCGTGGCCCACGGCGACCAGAAGGTAACTCTGCCCGATGCTCCTTCCAAAAAATTCTGCCTATTGAGTTGCAGGTCGATGAAATCCTGCTCTGGCTCGAAATACTCCATCGCCCCAATGCCATACCACCGGCCATCAACTTCCATAGGGCGAATCACCGTGAATGGACGCAGGCCGCGCAGCGTGACATTGGCCGTGTAGTCGTAAAAAATGGGAGCCTTGTTGCGCCGGTCGAGAACCATCATGATTTCCTCTTGGATGCCGTCGCCGTCAGCGTCGTAGGTCAACCAGCATTCGGCCAACTGCACCTTTGGATTGTTCACGCTGCCTTCGGTATCGCGCTCGCCAAAATCCGGACGAGGCTGATCCGCCGCGCTCTTGGGCATATTGGAATCGCTCACCATATTCCGCAGCAATTCCACAGCGCCTTCGATTTCCTGCCTCCGCGCATCGCCCTCGGCAAATTGCCCGCCGAACATTTGGGCGAGATCCATAACGCTTTTATCGTAGAGGTGCGCCACCATATCGGCCTCGCCAGCTTGGATGCCAGGAGCGTCGAGAGGGCAGATGAAATCCTTGTAATAGCAAATACGCGAATCTGGTCCGCTCCAAGTCACCAGGCGGCGCACGATTTCTCCGGTGGTGTAGAGAGGCTGTTGCGGGAGAATTGTCACGCCGTCGCGCTTGAGAACCATGTTGCCGGTTTCGACCGCTTGCACATCCTGAATCGGCATTCCTGCTTCGTCCTGCATGGTAACAGGCTGCTCCGCTGTTTCTGGAACAAACAAATCGGAGTCGAGAATGTAGTCGCCGTATGCGTCAAGCAATGGCTCGCCAGCTTCGTCAATCAAATAGGTAGCCGTGCGCTTGTAGATTTGGAACCGTTCTTGGTGCGTAGTTTTCAACACGGATTCTCCGCGCACCCACGCAAATTCCAGCGCCTGCACATGCCGTTCCTTGACCTTGCATTTTTTGGCAATATGGCGGGCATATTTTTTCACCTTGTCGGCAAGCGCGTCATCCTCTAATCCCACGCCCTCGGCAGTGAACCACTCGTCATCGTCCGGACGCCCATAGAAGAAAGTGCTGCTCTTGGCGATCATTTGCCCGCAAATCCGCTGGGAGAGCGAAGCCGTAAGGTTGGAATGCTCGAAAATCGTATCCTTCTCCACGCGGTCAGATACATGGTTGTAATACCGCGCTGTAAATTTTTCACGCTTCCCTAAAAAACTGCCTGGCTCGCATTGAAGACTGAAATCATCGCCTGGTATCGTGCCGTGGCTGTTTACAGCCTGCCGCTTGCCCATTTGCTTTTCAATTTGATCCAGTCTCAAAATCGCGTGCGCCACCAAAGCCTCCTCCTGCTCGCGCGTGAGCTTGTAGCCGCTCTTAAAAGGCATTCGCGGACTGGAATCACTGAGCCGCTTGGGAGCAGGCAAACTCTCTTCCAGCTTCTGAACTTGGAAACTATCTGCGGCGTTTGTGGTGGTCATTGGACAGGGCGCTTCGCTCTATATCCTGACTTTTTTTAGCTGTCAACTTAAAAAAAATACTTGACAGTGGTTTGAGGTCGAGCTAATGGCTTCGCCATGCCCACTAACGATCAGGCGCAAGCCGACAAATTGGACACCGCAACGGCGGACGGGAATGCCAGTGCCACAGAGGCACAGGCCACTGCGTCCGATAATCAACCCGCGACAACCGCCTACACCGCTCCGGCTACGGAGGGAGTGGCGGCCATGGATGATTACATGAAGAGGCTGCAGGAAGCCTTGGAACCGGCCACCGATGGTGACGCCGCAAACGACGCTGACCAGGTAGGGGATAACCCACCTGCCACCGAAGGGAACGACGCTCCACCAAACGACGCTGACCAAGACACAATCCCAGCCACGGACGAGACGCCGCCAAGCCCAACCGAGTCGGAAGAAGACAGCGTGAAGCGCCGTCAGCGAGTGACAACACACGATGACACCAACGCTTTTGCTCTCCAAATCTACCGGCAGGCGGTCAATAACGGCACGCCGATCAATTTTGATACAGCTTTTGCTCGCGCCAAAGAGGCGCTTGGGATTTCTGACACTCCTGTTGACAGCGAAAAGCAAACAGAAAATGTCAAGCCCATATTAGCACCTCAAGAGATTGAATCTAAAATTGAGCAGTTAAGAGCCGAACGGAAGGAAGCTGCCGCCAATATAGATACGGTCAAGCAAAACGAGCTTACCGAGGAAATCGAGGCATTGCGCGACCAATTAAAAGACGCCCGCGAGGCCGTCATTAGTGGTGAGCAGCAATTCCAAAAGCAGGTTTCTGAAAGCTACGCTAAGACCGATTCAATCTATCCGGCCGCTACTGATCCGAAGCACCCAATCCACGCCGAAGTCGAGCGTATCTGGTCTGCCATGCAGAGCCAAGAAAACCCGCTTATTTCGGATGCGGACGCTCCGTTCAAGATTTATCAAATGGCCGCAAATGCCCTTGGTATCGCTCCGTCCTCTTCATCCAGCAAATCATCTCCGGCCCCCACTCCACGCCCGCAAGCCGTGCAGCAAAGTGCAGCGGTTCGTCGCACAAACCAGCAGTCGCCCGTCGCTTCCGGCGGCGACCGCACAATCACACCGACGACCGCCTCATCTCTGCCAAACGGCCTTCCGCGCTCTACTTTTGAATACGATCAAATGATTCACAGTCTTCAATAGACAGTAGATTCTCGTTTTCAGAGTTGGAGTTCGCCAGCAATGTAGCTGGCGGCGTTAAGCAGCCATAAGCGGTCACAACAAAAACCGAAAATTATGGCATACGACATCTCCGCGCCCGTCACGGGCACAAAACTCGCCACGATGGCTCCGGACGCAGTCCGGCGGCTGTGGCAATCCGGCATCGACTTGTTCGAGCAAAGCGAAGACTTCTTCGCACCTATGGAGGGAGGCCCCAACTCGATCATTTTCGAGAAGACCGACCTCTCCAAAGGCCGTGGTCAAAAAATCACCTTCACCGTTGGCAGCGGATTCTACGACGAACCGCACATCGGCGAGCAGATTTTCGAGACCCAAGACGACTACGAGGAATTCCTCATCAATACTCACGACCTTGTTGTCGATTGGGTGCGTCACGGCGTTCGCGTCTCAGAGCGCACCGAAGAACTCATGGGAATGCGCAACGAAATCCAGACCGGCTTTAACACCCAGCAGGGTGCATGGGCCGGACGCTTGAAGAGCGAACAGCTTTTCATGATGTTCCGCGAGTCCCTGCCTTCCGACAACATCCTCTACGCAGGCGGGAAAACAGTCAACACGCTCACCAGCGCTGATACGCTGGACTGGGATGAGATCATCGGCTTGGGAGCTATCCTGAAAACCAAAGGTGGCGAACCCGCCCAAGTTGGCGCGCTCAAGAACGGACAACCCGTGTTCCGTAACACCGTAATCGCCACAAGCGATGCGTTGTTCAGCCTGGACATGGACCCCACCTACAAGCAAATCCTGCGCGACACGAAAGTGGAGCAATACGCGAAGATGCTCTTTGAAGGTGGATACTCCGCTCCCAAAGGACACATCATCACGGAATACACTCCTATCGACCACGACGGCGAAGGCGCGATCGGAAGCCCGCTCAACCCGCAAGCCCGTTTGGGAACAGCCATCGCCCCAGGCACAGCCCCATTTGCTGTGACCGGCGGAGGCAATTCGACCAGCGCGGCGAAGACCAAAAAGAAATACTTCAAGTATTTCGAGAACTTCCAATACAAGTTCATCGGGAATCTTGATGCGACAGCCGGTGGAGCTACCACAGTGGGTCAAGACGCCAACACGCACTACCTGCTCATCATCAATCCGGCTAACGCCGCGACCGATCCAGGTAAAATCGGAATGTATGCCTACACCACTGGCAACAACGGCAACCAGATCACCATTACCAAGCGCCTCGGTGCAGCCGCCTCCGGCGACCGCGTGACCACGCTTGGCAATGTGGTATGGAACACCGGAGCATGGCTGAACAGGCACACCGACACGCATCCCGCAGGATCGCTTGTGGTGCAATGCAACGCTAATGGCGTGCCACTTGGCCACAGCTTCATGCTTGGCAAACGCGCCGCTTACCGTGGATACGGCAAGCATCGCAACCAGCGTGTGCAGGATGACAAAGAGGGCGGCTTCCTCATGGAGCGATACATCGTCTCCGTGTTCGGCCAATCTCTCCGCAAGGACCGCCTTGGCCGCGTGCCAAGCGCCGTGCGCCTCACCCACGCCATCTCGATCCCAGGCGTGAGCCTGCCGACGATTAGCTGACCAACTTAGGGACGATCCCCGGAGGGCCTGCGCCTCCGGGGTTTTCCCAACACTTAATCATGCCTGCATACATTATTGCCTTAAATATCAAGAGCCGTTACCGGAGGCCCGATGTTGGCGCGTTCCAATGGATGGATGCCTACAATCGCCATGTCTGGAAACAAATAGTGGCAGAAGATGCCGGCACGCTCGCCCGCATTACCAACGAGGCTTTGGCATTTATGAGAGCGTGGGATCAAATGGATATGCACATCGAGGTCATCGCCGTGGACGCTCCCTGCCATTTCCCTGAATCTTTGGAATTGGCCAGCGATGCTGATTCGCCCGTTAGAAAAAAACGCAAACTTCTCCCCACCCTGCCCGACTGATGCTTACTCTCTCCGCACTTTACGCAGACGCCTTGGCTGTTGTGGGACTTTACAACCCCGCCGGAGCGCCTGCGTTTATGCGAGACCGCGCGCTGGCCGACATCAACGGCGCACTGCAACTCATGCAACTCGCCGGAGAAGATTTTTACTCCCGCGAGGAACTTTCGATAACTATTCCCGCCAACACAGCTTCCGTGGCGCTCCCGTCTGCCGTGCAGCGCGTGTTGGAGCCAGTGCGAATGAACAACCGGCCGCTCATACGGCTGGAAACACGCAGCCAATTCCAGGATTTCGGCGCGCTTTATTTTGGCACTCTCACTACGCTCGATCCCGCCCCGCCGGTGGCCTATTTTATTGAAGGCACACGCACCGCAGGAAGCGATCCCGTTGCTTTGCGTTTTTATGTAGTGCCAACACCGGATGCCTCGGTTGCGCTTACTGTGCCGGTCGTGCAAGAGCCTCCATCCTATGTTGTGGCAGACCTTGCAAACGCGGCCATTGTCCCTCCTGTCCCGCACAAATACCATGAAAGTATTTTGAGGCCATTAGTGCGATTTGGAATGGCAACATCTTCTTTTTACAGCGAGAGCGATGCCGGGCGACTGCCGGACCTACGGGCCGACTACCAACGCGCTCTCTCGCTGCTTGGCATGGCCGCGCCCGCCGTGCCCGCTCCGCCCGCAGCGGCCATTGCAGGCGGCAACACGCAAGGAGGACAGCGATGAACACCCTGCAACTCGCCCGCGCCGCCGCCAGGCATCTTGGTGTTCCCGATCCCGCCGACTTGGGCGGGGACGCGCTTCTCGATGTGCTTGCCGCCTGCAACAGCGGGCTGCAGCAGTTCTATCGCGAAGCCCCGCCACTTTTGAAGCGCAGCACGATTTCCACTGTTTTTCGCGCGCCGTTGCCGGTAACGCTGAATTTTTCAGCAAAATACGATAACCATCTCGAAGATGAGCCATTTGATCTTGCTTGGTTGGGCTGCGGACTCCGCATTGCAGGACAAAGCCCCGACAACGAGATCACCGGAGAAAGCACCGTGCTTGACTCGTGGCTCGGAGACAGCCTGACCACCACTGGTTTGATTTTATTCGACAGCGTTTCAATCCCAGGCAGCATTGAACGGCTTACCTCTCCCCCTCGACTTTACTATGGGAGCAATCGCCCGTTGGAACTCCGCCCTGAACGCGATGGCCTGATCCGCAACCGGCGTGAACTTACACTTCTCTCTCCAGCCCAGCCTACGCATTACGCCGTGGATAGTCTTGGAATCGTGCTTGGCGGGCAAACAGCCAGTCTTCTACGCATTCATCCAGCGCCAACGCAAGATTGCACTGTGCGTTTTGAAGTGGAGCTTGCGGCAATCACATTAAATGCAGGGCACATCGCTGATCCCATCGAAATTCCAATTTTGAATCACTATGCCGATGAGCTTCTTGTCCCGCTTGTAGAAGCCGCTTTGATAATTAGCCCGCTTTGGCGCAATCCCGAAACGATTCGGCTTATTGCCGACCGTGCAGCCGATGTGCTTGCGAACAAAATTCCGCGATTAGCCCATACCCATGCGCCTGCTGAATACAATGTAGGAACACCTAACGGTTTTTAATGCCATGAATTCTCTCAATAATAATGCTTTTTCTGCACCGGCAAACAATCGCTTTGAGCCAACTAAGGCAACGAATGCCATGAATTTTCTCAATAATAATGCTTCTTCTGGACCGGCAAACAATCGTTTCCAGCCAACTAAGGCAACGAAAGTAGATGCTGAATCCGGACTCAACAATGATCGATGGATGACTCCGCTTCGCACCGCTCAAGCCATCGCCGCAATGAATCCTCGATCCACATTTATTAGCCCAACCCCGCCAAGCGCGGCAACACAAGGCTCGATTTGGGTCAATTCAGAAAACTACCGACCCCATGTGCTGCAAGACGGAATATGGGCAGAATTTTCAACCAACTAAACACAAAAACTATGATTACATTTCCGGCTAATCCCGCGATCAATGACACCCATACCGCTTCCGGCAAGACTTGGAAGTGGACTGGCGTTGTCTGGCAACTCCAACCTCGCGTTCTAACCAGCGCAGACATCTCCGACTTTACCAGCGCAGTCGGGGACGCAGCCCCCGCGCCAACTACGCCTGATAATTCCGGCATCGACATCGAAGGTAATTCCATCGCCACAGCCTACAATACCACGATTGCCGATGGTGTCGTGTCTGTCGCCGTGGGAGGCGCACCCGCAGCACCCGCTTCCGCATGGAAGTCCAAAAACCTTGTCGAAGTTCTCGATGACATTCTTTTTCCAACCCTCCTCGCCAGCGTGGGATCGGCAAAATCTCTCAACCTCGCAGTGAGCGGGGCCAGCGGCACTTTGGAGATTGGATCATCCCACAGTCGCACTCTCACCGCCGCCTTCGGGCGCGGCACGATCTTGAACGGAACTGGCTCTACCAACGCTAATCCGCTTGTCGGAACCGCCAGCGAGTTCACATTTACGGGAACGGGCATTTCTTCCACTTCACAAGCAGGCAACGAACTCGCGTTTACTGCTTCGGTTGTGTCCGGCGCGAATAACTGGGCTGTTACAGCCACTCATGCCGCAGGGACAGGCACTTACACAGACAATAAGGGAGTTGCCGGAACAAATCTCGACGCGCAGCGTGTCGCCGGAAGCGTTACCGACTCGTCCAGTTCTCCCGCGATCACAGGAGTCCACCCCTACTACTACCTCAAGAGTGCTTCCCCTATCACCGCATCGGCTATGGCCGCTGCAATCCAAAACGGCACAGCCACAAAAGTCATCGCCGCCTCTACCGGAACACTTTCGATCCCCTACGCTCCGAATGCCGAATACCTCGCCGTGGCTTACCCAAGCACAAGCACCACGAAAACCCGCTACCATGTCACCGCACTCGATAACGGAGCGATCACCGTCGTATTTGCGGCTGTTGCCACGCAGAGCGTCACCACGGCTCTCTGGACTCAGGACTATAAAATTCATGTCAGCGGAAGCGCACTTACGAACAGCAACGCAACCATTGAATTAAGGAACAACTAATTATGCCACTCACAGGAATCGAACTCTCCGCTGGAATCGTCGTCGGCAGTAACAAGCCCGTCGATGCAAAATACGGCCCATACGCCAGCACCGCAGCCGCCATCACTGACATCGGCGCGGCCCTTCGCTACAAGGGACTCACCGTAGGCATTGAGGCCAGCGGTAAGGTCATCGAATACTGGTTCCGCGATGGCGTAGCCAATGCCGACCTCGTTGAAAAAATCCCCACTTCTGGCATCAGCGACATTAGTGGTCTTCAAGACAATCTTAACGAGAAACAGTTCAAGACCATTTACTCGGCTACCGCGCCCTCGAATCCCTCCGAAAGCATTCGGTGGGTCGATACCACCACCATGACAGCCTTTGAATACATCGGCACGGCATGGATCGAAATTGCCGACAACTAAAATTTCCCCAGCACAAAAAAACCTACAACCAACACCAAAAATACAAATATATGGCAGCTATAACATTTCCGGCTTCACCAGCCCTTAACGACATTCATTCCGTAGGCACTCGCTCATGGAAATACAACGGCACAGCTTGGAAGCTCGTTCCGAAAACCAGCGACGCAATCCTTGAAGGTTCCAATAACCTCTACTACACGGACGCTCGTGTGGCAGCGGCTCCGGCAGTCACCGCGCTTGAAACCCGCGCTGGCAACATCGAGTCCGCCGCAACCACCTTGGCTGGAAGGGTTACGACTTCGGAAGGCAATATCACTACGCTCACCAGTGGCCTCGCCACCGAGAAGGGGCGTGTGGACGCTATCCTATCCGCATCGGACGCCGATAAAGATAGTTTTGCAGAAATTGTGCAGCTCATTAACAGTGTAAACACCGACAGCAATGATGCTTTCGCTGGTTATGTAACGAGCAATAATGCAGCCGTCGCAGCCATAGATGGTCGCGTGACCACGCTGGAGGGACAAAACCATAGCGTCACTGGCAAGAGTGGTGAGATTTATGTCACCGGAGATTCCACCACGGGTTATACCGTGGAACTCGACGGGCCTATCAAATCTACCATAGATAACAACACCAGCGATATTCAAGGTTTGGCCGCAGCGGTGTATAACAATGAGGGTGGATCGCGCATTGCTGATCTTGAAGGTCGCGCCTCTACGCTTGAGTCCGAAATGGACGCCGTTGAAGGCCGCAT